GAAGGTTCTGTGGCCGTTTCAAAATCACGTATTAAATCATCATTATGGTTGGGCAGCATTTGTATCACACCCTATCAATTACAACGTATTGTTTACCGCCTTGCACCCTTAACAAAATTACCTTTTCTCCTACTTTCAGCGCATTATGCACCGTAAATCTTTTCCTGCCCTTATAGTCATGCCTGTGTTTTTCCGGGCCGCTCTCATACTCTGTAACATGATCTAACGTCATTTCTAATTCAAAATCAGTTACATTTCTGGTTAAAACTAAATGCACCTCAAAAAGTATCGACTTTTGATCGATTTGAATTTTAAGTGGGTTAACACTAATAACGTTGCCGAAACGAATCAATATGGGATCTGAAGCGTTCACTGCATCCAAGGCTGTTTGTTTTATCAATCTCACCAACGCATTAGCATCACGCACTAAAATCACCGCCACTTACCTGTACGGTCATCGTATGTTCTGACTCCTTAAAGGTATGCTTGACATTTTCAACCAGCATATAGTTTGCTAAAACGATATCACCAAGATTAAGCATAATTGGTACTAACGAACCACCACGGACACGTACATCACCAGCACAGTCTTTAATGCTAAGCAAGCGATTTTTTCGGTTGTATAATTTCAATAGTGTATCTGCTTTTGCTTTAGCGTTTGCATTACTGTTCAAACTCTCAAAGTACTGTAAGACACCCCAATTATTTTGATTTACGCCATCTTCAGTAATAAAAAGCTCACGCTTTCCTGTTTCACTATTATCATATACTAACTTGATTTTATTGTAGGTATTACTATCAATAGATGACGTATAATCATAACTCTGTGCGGTTTCTGCATCTATCAGAATATCTAATTTCATATTAGATAAGTTTTCAAGCACTAATTCACCAAAGTCATCGTATAACACGTAAGATTGTCCATTCACTACAGTTGTCTCATCAAGCGAATTACCTATAATCTCAAATAATTCCTTATTTTCTTCTACCACCGGCAATGCAACCTTTGTATCAACAGCTCTTCCCAGTTTTAATTTAAAGTCATTTACAATCTTCATTAACAATTGAGTGGCGGTTTTATTTTCGCAAACATACGTGTCTTTATTTTTAAAGTATCGCAACTGATCATAACAAGTAACTTTAATCTCATCATCATTCGAACGCTGCTTAGTAAAAACAAAGCCGTAAAATACCTTTTTCCCATCGTAAGTAAAGCGGACAGCATTACCCTCTGTAAAATTCAAAGCTGCATCTCTTAAAACTGTAAAGATAAGTTTTCCCGCAGCCTTTCTTCTTTGTGTTTCCCAAACAATGCCTTCCTCAACAGCAGGCTGATAGAGAGTGCTTCCGTTTTGAATATAAATCTCACAGTTACTCAAGTCGAACCACCTGGCCTACGTATATCAAATTAGGGTTAGCAATATTATTAAGCTTTGCTAGTTCCGGATAACGTGCTCCATTGCCAAGATGTTTTTTAGCAATAGCCCAAAGAGTATCACCTCTAACCACTGTATGGGTTTTGGGTGTTGTTTTTGACGATGTATCTCTTGCAGGCTGAACAGTTGCAGTTTTAACAGCCGTGGGGGTAGTCTCAACAATTTTAACTGTTTTGGTACCCCAAGCTTTGTATTGTTTTAGTTTGATCGTAACTTCTAAGTCAAAGCCCTTCTTTGCGCTCTCTGTGATGATGTAATCTTCCAATGACACATTTATATTTGTGTCAAAAATAAGTTTGCCATTGGGTTTCATTCGATTAACGATAAACCGAAAGGGCTTTTTGCTAACTTTCAATCGCTCTAGCTTTTCAAGGTAGTATGATGCCGATTGATAGCCGTTTGGGTAAACAGCAAATGGATACTTCTGATTAGGCAGTTCGACCGTAAATTCAAAAGAAGTTAGTCCAGCCTGTTTTAGCAAACTAACTTCTCCCTCATTTATCAATGTAATGGTTTTATTTTTATTATTTATTTTGGTTGTCAATTCTTCAGGAGCTATCGGCAACTGCGTTCCATCTAAGAAAAAGTTATACAATACCCCTATACCCCTTCCGCTACTGTGTTCATAGCCTCCTCAACTTTTTCAGTTAAACTGTTTACGATACCATCAATATCCATATCTTTATTGATGTTATTATGATTTGTCATATCAATTACTATTTCTGCAGTTGTGTAACGGTTAATGGCCTCTTGTTCAGCAGCATCACGCAAGTACTTTAAATCTTCTTCTGTAATTTCCAATGAATCAGCCGTTTTCCCGGTGTTAGCTGCAATAGCAGCACCATACTTGCTCATATCTGCTGCCCAAAGATCGTTTAAAAGGCCATCCATACTAAAGGAGTTGCTTAAATCAGCACCCCATTTGTAGCCCGCATCCCAAGCCTCTCCAAGATCGAACCTATCAAGATAGAATTTACTAGTATCCATTCTTGGTATTTTTATTTCTGCTTCACCTACTAAACCAGTAACAGCGCCCTCAAGAGAAGAACGCCAACCGCTAACTGCACCTGCTAAATTAGATCCGAATATTGCATCCATAGATTTTGCAATTCCTTGGAGCAGCCCAAGAATTGAATCAGCCATTCCGGCAAATAAGCGAATAACCGAGGCTACAGGATCATTGAACACATTTGCAAAAAACTCTGCAACGGTTGCAAAGGCATTATAGATTGACGCAGCTACATCTAAAACGAAGTTAAGGAAGCCCACAAATAAATTCTTTATATATGCTACGGCTACAAAAATAGCTCCTGCGATAACCCCTGTCGCACTTATTGATGTTCCTGTAAAGTGATTAATCGCTCCTACCGCCAAATAAACAACACCTATAATCGCAATTATCCCCAAGATAATCCATGTGATAGGACATGCTAATAATGCTGCATTCAGTCCATGTATAGCTGCAGTTTGTGCAAAAGTTGCCCCTGTTGCCATCATTGTTGCAGCTGCTTGCCTTGTAGTTCTAAGTTCTAATATAGCTTGCCATGCTGCTGCTGCCATAGTATATGTTTTAGTTATTAATAGAGCCACTCCGTATGCTAGTATTGCAGTAGTAGCAGTTCCTACAATTGGTCCTATAATTGACCAGTTGTCATAGACAAATCCCCCAACGTTAGTCAAAATATCCAGAACAAACATGGTTGCTGATGCTAAAATGTATAAAGATGTTTTTAAACTTTCTACAAAGCCTAAAAATCTTTCACTATTAGCAATATTGTTTATTTCACCTAAGACCTCTCGAAACACCCATAAAGCATCATTTTTAAAAGTTATCCCAACCTGAGAGAATGTAAGCGGTAATGATTCAAATTGCTCTCTTATATCATCAGCAGCCGAAAACATCGCACTCTTTATTACATCAGCCGTAAGCATTCCTTCGGCCGACCATTCTTTCATGCTTCCTCCAGGGTCAATTTCCCTCATTTGTTCTTCTATTGCTTGGGCAAGTAATGGTGCATTTTCCATTATTGAACGGAATTCATCACCCTGTAATTTACCCGAGGCCATTGCCTGTGTTAGTTGATACATTGCCGCTGTTTGCTCTTGAATACTTGCCCCACCAATAGCAAAGTTTTTATTCATAAGCTCTGTAAAGGCAATGATTTCTTTATTATCAGAAAAGGCATTTCCCGCAAGTATACCAAGTTTTGATACTGCTGCGGCCGTATCAAAATAAGAACTGCGTGTTTGTTGTGAGGATTCGTAAATCATTTGTTCTAGTTCTGCCGTAGTTTGCAATCCATCATTCATGAGATTTAATCTAGCAGTGGTGCTAGCCATTTCGTCTGATAAGGCTATAACACCTCTAACACTTTGATAAGATAGGTACGCTGCAGCTATACCAACGATTTTCTCGAGCAGTCCACTAGCAGCAATCGTGCCATCTTGCATACTATTATTTAGTTGTTGTTGTGCTTGGTTAGCCTGTATAATTTCGCTCTCTATCTGAGAGAAATTTGCCTCTACTTGTTGCAGTTCCTGTTGGGCAGCATTAAGTGCAGAGATATCAATCGCATTACTTGTAGTTTCCTGAAGCGTTTGAAAGCTATCAATGAC